ATCAAATGCTCGTTCGTGAGAAGCATAGGTTTTAACGCCTGATTTATTCTCTTTGAGTCGGCTTTCAATGCTATCAACGACACCAGAAATAAAGTTGCCACTAACTTTGTGAATTCCAATCGGTGGTAAGTAAGTCATATCAATTTCTCCGTTATAAGTTATAAGTTATCTAATTACTATAGCTCATTCATTGATTAAAGTAAAGCTTTATTTAAAATTTATTTTCATGTAGCCATCTAGCTATTAACAAAGCTTCTGCTCTATCTATGTGCTTTTTTAAATGTAACTCAGCATCAGGAAACATTTTAACTGCAAAAGCTCTACACATTTCTTTATCAGATGTTAAATTGAAATGTTTTTTCCATTTAGTCGGAGTGATATATTCCATCTCAAACCTACATGCAGCAATACAGGCTCGAGCACTGCCAAAACTATCTCCTAAACTAAACACTGAAGAAACTCCCTGTCCTGGCATGGCATTCACTCTTTCTAATGCTACTAATATACCTTCATCAGCAGGAGCATGTTTTCTCAATAAAGTTACAAGTGCACTTGCATTTACTTCATTTTTAACTGAGCCATACCCTTTAGCTATTATAGGCATATCTTCAACATGTTTATATTTACCGTTTTCTAAAAAAGCAACTGCTCCAGACAATCCAGGATCTATGCCTATAGTTATCATTTTATACTCCTATATAAACTCATGTTCTTTACATCCTTTTCTTTGCTCATCTAAATTTAAAGTATAATTATTCAACTCACATAACCATTTTCCATCTTTTACAGGAGAACACATTCTACAAGTTCTACAATTTTTTAAAGGTTCTTTTTCTTTAACACAAACAGCTTTAAACGTGCAAAACTTACACCCAAAACTACTAGCATTATCACTTATACCTGCGGGAGTTATAGTAGCTTTAACAAGTGAGTTTATTTTCTTTATGAGTTTTTCTTGTTCTATTTTGTCGCTGTCAATTATTTCACAATACATTTTTTCATCATCTTTACATACAGCTACATAAACACAAGATTTTATATTTTGAAGTTTCATGCTTATTTGAACTTGAGAATAATGAGACGGTTTACTTTTCGCAACACCATGTTTATATAAAGCAGAGAAACTGTTTTTATTATGAGTTTTTATTTCTAAAAGATGAGCTGTTTTATTTCCAGGAATGTTTTTGATAACGCCATCTAATTTAGTTATAAAATGGCCAGTTTTATCAATATATTCATACTGGTTACCATTTTCTTGTTTATCCCAAACATTAAACCCTGCTCTTCTAAGATCTTCTACTACTCTATCTTCCTGCCAATGTCCCGTGCCAAAAAGTCTAAGTATCCTACCTTCAAATTCTTCTCTATCAAACCCTCTCCAATCAAACCATATTTTTCTTAAACACTCTTCTCCTATAGAAGAAGACCCTAATCTGCCTAAATACAATTTAGCATTTTTACTTTTTTCTTCTGCCGAGTACGCCGTAAATATTTTATCTATTATTTGATCGCCTACTATGGAGGGTATCACAGCCATATTATTTCCTTTAAAACGAGAGGGGGATATTACTCCCCCTCCCTAGTCTTATTCAGTCCCAAGGATTACTCGGGGATTCGCTCTTCGACACGGGTACCGAAGAGTCCTCCTCAGCAGAGGTCAGGGATTCTGCTTTGACACTTGTAGCCTTTTTGCTGAACAAGAATGCTTTAATAACGTTACTGTCTTCATATCCACCAGTTCCTTTTTCGATATCTACAGTAGCGTCAAATGTTTTTTCTAATAACTGATCAGTATCTGTAGCTTGGGGTTTACCGCATGCGGTAGCCCATGCCACAACCTGCTGGCGGCCAATCCTCTGCGCTATGTCAGAAGGATTATTTATATTAAAATTGCTCCAAATATATCTTCCGCTATGAGAGCCATCTACCACCTCAAATTTAACTTTTATATATGTACCATTTTTCTTAGCGGTTTCTTTTTCTTCAGCTTCTAATGCTTGTAGCTTGTACTCACCTGCAGGAATAGGTTTATAGTCCCTAGGCTCGTCTACCTCAACTTCTTCTACATCAAATCCAAATTTAGCCATTTTAAATCTCCTTTATTCAGCTATGGGTATGATAGTTTTAATATTTTCAATACTCATTTCTATTTCTTCTGGGCAGCGGTATCTATTTTTTGCTACATACGCAGGATTTTCTACAAAATGAAGTAGTCTTTCTCCGGTAGTAACACCTCTATTTTTAGTGTTGTTAAAACCTGCATCACTTTTACGTATTAAAACTTTAAATGCGCAAAAAGCTAAAACATCAGTCCACTCTTGCAATAAAGCATTACACCTGTTAGGGAGCTTAGGCTGATATCTGTCATATGGTTCTGTTCGCGGATCTTCAAATTTAGTCACAGAAGCGTGTGCTACTAACACTACATTCATATTTTTCTTGTGCCTAAGATGATCCAAACCCTGTAATATTTCTCTAAACTCTTCTGCTACCATCATCTGACCTTTACCGTAGGCCAGTTCTTTAGCGTCATGAGAATCTTCAACACTTTTTTGTATTAGTGGTTCTATAAGCCAATCTACTGTGTCCACAACCACTGTTTTAAATTCATGCTCTTCTTTTATTAAAGTTTTTATGGAGTCTACTACGTCTATAATAGTAGTAGCTTTTGGAAAGCTGACTACATCTAAAGAGTCAAGTCCATCTTCTGTACTTATAAATATAGGAGATGGGAACTCTGAAGCTAAAGTAGATTTACCTATACCATGACTTCCATAAATACATATACGAGGAGGTATTTTTTGTTTACCTTTACGTAAAGTTTTCTTCCAGTTATTATCTTCTTTTGACATTTTGTTCTCCTTCTATGGTTTGAGGCAGTGTCAATCTGCCTTTATAAATCTAGGTCTAGTTGGTCTCCGTACTCTAACTGTTCAAACTCCCATTTTTGAGGAATATAAGAGAACGTGTTTCGATCCCAACTTAATATATCTATACTGTCGCTATATTCTGAAGCTATGGCCATGCATACTCCGCATAAGGTTGGATCTCCTAACATCAATAGATAGTCACCTTCTTTCCACTCTTCTAAAACTCGTCTAGCTTTTTCTATCATATTTTTAGTGTCATAAGGTTTTCTAGGGTTACCAAAGACGGCCAGTAAATCGCCGTATCTTTTAGCATCAGACAAATCTTTATTGTTATCTGTCTGCACTACAAACACTGTTCTGTTAAGCTGCATTTTTCTTCCTTTTCTTTGGGGCAGGAGCAATTAAACCTAATTCATGGGTAGACAAATAAGAAGAAGCCCCAACTGCTACCGCAATTTTAATAGCTTCTCTGTAATACCAATCATAATCTAAATCTTTGGGATGAGTTTTAAAATCACTAACTGTCATGCAGGCTCTGGCCCCATCACTTTTAGCTACTTTATTATCATTTGTATAATATCGTATAGGTTCTACAGAATCTTTACTTTGGTACCACCTGACGACTTTGCCTAAATATTTACCTGCTTGTTTACCACCTCCGGTCACGTTCCTAGCACTTATAAAGTCTTTAAAGGGAGCATTGTAAATTGTCTCACCCAAAGGTACTCCAAAAGCTAGCCACGCTCCTACAGCGTCTGAACAGACCTGAGCAGTAGGGTTTTTACGCAAACTAAGAGGAGCATAGATACCCTTTACTTTTAAACTCCTATCTGGCTTAACCGCTATGTAATTGTTAACATCTTTCATTGCTAACACTCGATATGGTGTAAACTCAAATTCAAATTTAGAAAGAGCACTAAACTCTTTTATTACTAAATCCACATCTTCTTGTTTATACTCCTCATATCTAACAGCTATACCGTCAGTGTTTGCGCTTAATGTTTCTACTCCAACATTTTCTAACTTTTCTATTAACATCAACAAGGTTAACTGGCCAGTTAATGTGACAGCTAGCATGAGATCAGGAGAGTAAAGCACTGAGTACCTGCTAGCCAGTTTGCCAAAGGTTCCATTCAAACTAATTTTTAAGGTTTCTGAGGTAGTTTTATCACCTTCAGCTTTGGCTTTAAGACGCTGGGTGTATATTTTCTCGTACTCTTTAACAAAATCTTTACCTAAAGTTTCTGGTATAAAACCACATTGAAGTATAATTGAAGGATAGAAAGAGGCTGCATCTATTTCTCCCATGACTTTTTTATCAGCCACATAACAAATCTTTTTATCATGTACCGAATGTATACCACCCACACCTAATTGATATTTACCTACCCCATAAGACACTATTTCTTTACCTAAAAACTCTGGTAATATAACATGCCCTGTTTTAAAATTCATTTCAAAAATATGATTAGATATACGATCTAACAATTCTTGTAAATTAGCATCTTTAAATTTTAAAAACGTAGGAGGAGTATACTTTATAGTTTTAGGTATTTTATTTTCTTTCTTTTTAAGATTCATACTTTTGATATAAGCTTGTTCTGCCATTTGAGAGTCGGATTTACTTCTTAAATCTACCCCATATTTTTTACTCATGTCTACTCTCAACATCAACTCAGCTTCTAATTTATCTAATAATCTTTCCGTAGTATCTACATCATTGTGGCAATATTTAAGTATGCTTTCTTCTTGTTCGGGTCTAACTACTACATTATGAGCTAAAGGCATATCTTGTAAAACTTCCATATGCATTCTGGCTCCATATGCTTTTAAACCTACAAAAGATGGCGCAACTTCTATTAAATCAATGTGGTCTTTTATATATTTTCTTAATAAATATTTTTTATAGGCTTCCCAGTAAGGCGTTCTGTTTACAATTAAATCATCAGCTATACGTTTAATTTCTATTTCTTTTCTACCTGCACAAAAAGCTGACACAATGACGCTGTCAAAATATATAGAGTTAAATCCGACAAATGTTTTATTTTCTGTAGAAATAAAATTCAAAAGAGTTCCTACAGAATTTTCTTCATGTCTCCAAATATCAAATCTTTCCTTAGTTTCCACACACTTTGCACTAAATAAAGTTCTATTAGGTAAAGTTTCAGTGTCAAAAACCCAAGTAGACATCATCTTGGCCTCTTTAGATCAGGATCTTGGTTAACGTATGCAGCTGAAGCATCTTCTTCAAATTCTTTCTCTTTTTCTATTTCAATTAATTTTTGAATAAAATGTTTTGCTTTTTCTAAATCTTCTATTGGCTTACCTTTCAAATAACATCTTTCAATATATTTAGTAGCGCAAGCTTGAAAGTAAGTCAACCCTAGGCGATTAACCCTATCCCAGTGTTCCTCACCGCCTTCTATACTTTTGTAATGAGTACCTCCTATTTGAGTGCTATTAGCGTACACTGCTCATCTCCTCTAACATGTTAAATATTTCTATTTCTTTTCCTGTTAAAATTTTCTTGCGCCCATAAGACATGTAAGTGTCAAATATAGATTTCATAGTACTGTTACCTAACGCCATTTCTTTTATACAAAAAAGAGCTCCATGGGCTATGTCAGCTAATTTTAAAATTCGTTTTTCAGAATTACTTAAAAAAGGAAAAACTATACCTGCGTCATACATTAAACGCTCCTCTAAATCATCGACTTGGGTAGAAATACCATATGAGCGTTTAGCAGGGGAGGGTATGTCTCCTGTTATATGTTCACTGAGATCATGGAACAACGCAGCCTGCAATAAAGACTTACTCGCATCAGGATCTAATAGTAAGACAAGCATCGCCACCCCATGAGAATGATGGCCCACCGTTTCAGTATGAAGAGTTTCAACAGTGTGAAATCTTTTTACTGAAGCTCCAGATAGAATAAAATTCAAGGTCTTTTTCATATTAAGTTCTCCTTTATAAGTTATATCTTAACTATCGTTTATTTTGCTTAAAAAAGCAAGTGTTATTTTTGCCTTCTACTTATCCAATTTATACAAGCTATTTTCCAATCGGAAGCTTCTATTCTTTCAGCCATTTTCATTCCATCACTTAAATTAGATTTTCTATGCTTATATATCAATGCCATAGGTAAAGCAACGTCATTAAAGAAAGAATGGAAATATCTAAATTTTTCATTATAAGGATCTTTACAGAAAGTTTCGCAGTCTGTTAAAAATTCAGATGACCATCCTAATTTAGAAGTTTCAATTATAGGTAAAGGTTTAGCTGTAACCTGATAATAATCATATTCTCTACTAGGAGGACACTCTAAATAAGGAAGAGCATTATAAAGTTCGGTATATAGATGAAAATTAACTGAAACTTGATTATACCTACCCATACTTACTCCTAAAGAATGAGCTACAAACTCCTGTAAAAAACTAAAATGGACTGCATTCGCTCCATAAGCTCCCCACCATAAATCATTAGACCTATTAAAAACTGTCATGTGAAGTTGATCTTTTATTATTTGAAAAACTAATTGAGTGTTACATGCTTTATCTATAGTATTTTTAAAAAGATCTTTAGAATCCCACATTTGTAGAACAGCTTGTCTAGAATTAGGATCTGCGCGCAATAAATCTATAACGTCAATTAGTTGGTCGTGCCCAAAGTGTTGTCTCCATCTCCATCCATATGCAGCATTGAAATTCACACCATCATCACTAAAATCACTTATTTTCTTATTAAACTGTTTTACAAAAGCTACGTCTCTACTACCTGCTAACATCCAAATAGCTTCCATTAAGTGAAATATAGGGTTAGCGTCTCTTCCAGGATGAAATAAAACTCTTTCCTCAGGGTATCTATAAATGGTAGTGACCATTTCAGGATATACTAATGCTGGGCCATTTCTGGTTTTTTGAGGAGTTAAAGAATCTAAAACTTTAAACTTCCAGAATATTTCAGAAAACGCTTCATTGACATTATCTACAGTAAGTTCCATTTTAAAATTCCTTTTCTGGCTTGTACATTGTTTTAGGAGTACCTTCTTTTAAAACAGTACGAGTGTATTTACTGTACTCGCACATTATGTTTTGAACGTCATGTAATGTTAAATCTTCTATTTCTAAATAAGTTTTAATGTCATCGTTTATATTTATTAATTCTTTATTAAAATCTTCTTGTTTCCATGAAGCATATGCGCTTCTACCTAAAAGGTAGTTCAAACCTTTCGAGCTTCCAGGACCTATGGGCGCGTAACTGTACAGATCTTTAGCTGAATGTAAAGGAGCTTCTAAATATGTCATGTCAGCAGCTACTTGACCAGCTATAAATGTGCTTATACCAAAACATCCTGATAAAATTTCTACAAAACTTTCAATAGAGTTTTCCTGTTTTAAATTACTTTTAATTCTAGCATTTAATTTAATAGAGGGAGAAATTATATATTTAGCTATTGATAAAGATTTTACTGCCCCTACATCTTTTTTAGTAGGGTATACCATGTATGCTCCAGAATAAGCTTTGGCTCCCGTTTGTCTGTATTGTTCTATTAAATTAGAAAAATTAACTGCATCAAATTTTTCTGCAGAATGTAAAAGAAAATCTTCATCAATTAAATATTTCAAAGTAGGAGGCCAATTTATCAACCGAGCGATAAGTAAAGAAAACCACAGATCTTGTTCACATTCAACTTCTATTATATTTTTTATTATCCATTTACTAACCCTATCGTCTTTTCTTCTAATATTTGTAAATTTATATTTACTAAGTATTGGGTCAGCTGTCAACACTCCTTGATATTTATTGTCTTTGGCTATCTTTATAGCTTCTCTTTCCCAAACAAAATACAATAAAGCTTCTCTAGAAATGATTTCTTTTTTACTCGGACGCCAATATGGATTATCTTCAATCATTTTCAAAATCCTTTATAATTTTTATTATGTCATTATGACAGTCTAAATGGTCTACGTCAACTACATTATAATTAGCAGCTAATAAATTTTTTCTACATCCTATTACGCTTTTATATTTATGGATTAAATTTTTAGGATTAAACTCTTTTTCATTGCCAGCATCTATCCTTCTCTTTATAACTCTTTCTATACATTTTTCTTCTGGTGTGTCTAAAAAAGCATAAACTGTGTCTCCAGTTTCTTGAGTTATTTGAGTCACTTTACCTCCAAGTCCAGAAGCAGAAACTAAAGCACCTTCATAAATAACATGACCATGTGAATGTGCTTTCATAACTCTTTCTGCAACTTCTAATTGAGTATTGATAGAATCTGTTCCTCCGCAAACATTGTCGTATTTACCGACCACATATAAAGGCCTAACTATACCGCATTTATAAAGATCTACACAATACCCCATTATTTTATTATTCGATTCCATAACCATAGAAGGATAATCATTTATAAATTGTCTAACTGCAGTAGTTTTTCCTGAACCAAAAGTACCGCACACTCTTAATATGATACTACGCATTTATAAAATACTCCCCTCTGTATGGAAACCCTACATTTTTAAATAAAGAAGCTCTTTCTTTTATATTTATTTTTTCATTTAAACATTCTGCTCGTAACCAGTCAGGCAGCAGCTCGGCTCTCATATCTTTAAACTCTGAAACATCTACACCTTTTTCTTCTGCCCAACATATTCTTTCCCATGCCATATCTGCATATACTCCAGGATATCGCCTACCAAAGAAATGATTTTTAAAAGTGCATAAGTTACTTTCAAAAGTAAAATTACCTATGTTTGGTGTTTGAGAATTATGATGTTTAAATTTTTCTAAATAAGAACGTGAAGCTTCATTTAACCATGCACACATTTTATTAAACTCAGGATATTCTCCATCAAAATCATTAGGCATTCTTTTATCCCATATGTAATCGTCAGCTCCATATAAAAACATCATGCCATTACGATGAGATTTACTACCTGATTTGTCTTCAAATAATAAATTATCACAGTCAGATCCAAACCCATTTAAATACACATATTCTAAATAACTAAATGATGAAAGACGCCCAAAAGAACTGTAACTGTTTCTTACTAAGTTCCATAAATCTTCATAAGACCTCCAAGAAAGCATTTCTTCTTGGGAATTATAATTAGAAACTAATTTAGCATAAGATTTTATAGCTTCAATAGTGTCTTTTTTCTGGTACCTTCTATCAGTGTCGTAAGCTAAATTATGCCAGTTTTCATTAAACCATTCTGTAAAAGAAGTTAGTGGAGCGTCTCCTGGAGGGACCTGAGGGAGCTTTCTAAATAACTGTAAAGACGTTATAGGGTTTTGGGTCATACCGTTTAAGAAAGCAAACCAGAGACGCTCCTCTGAGTCCCAGTTATTTCTTTTAGCAAGTTCTGGCATATACAAATAAACTAATCCTGGCATTACACCTTTTTCTAAATTTAATTTATAAAGAGCATCAAAATACTCCATTCTATTTTTCCTAAGCCTATAATCTATTTTATGCATTTGAATTCTCCTTAACCGGATGCAAACCTTTATAGCCTTCTCCCGCTTCTATTTTATTAAACTGGATTGGTGAAATAGAACTTTTAAGCTTACTAGGTTGAAGTTTTATATAAAAACAGGTTCCATGGTAAGCCATCGCAGTTACTATATAACCGTATCTTTTTTCCATATAAGAGCTGAAAATTGAAGCATAGCTTTCTCTGTCAGAAGTAACACTATATCCTCTTTTAATTAAATTAGGAACTGTAAAATGCCATCTACAACTTGACCCATCAGTTATTAATATAGCTTCAGGTTCATGAGAAATCATTCTATCCATTTCCTTATTCCATTTACCATTTTCAAATTGTATTAAAGTGAAAAATGGAAAATCACATACATATATATCAGCAGGAATAACTCCTAATCTTTCATGAGCATCTTCTTTTGAAATTATGACATTATTAAAATCACTCATACAATAATTTAATTGAGAAATACAATCATCATCTAGCTCACCTATGACATGATGACTAGGAGCTAATATATGTTGAATAGCTACTGAAAATACACCACAACCTCCAAACGGCTCCACAATTATTTTAGGCTCATCGTCATGATTATTTTTCAACAAGAAATTTATACATAAAACATTCTTACCTGTTTCTTGCCATCTTTTATTTAAATATTGATAATAACTGTAATCTCCATCTGGCATTTTTTGAGGTTCTCCAGGGAGAAGAGCAAAGTCATATTTTTCTAAAATTTTCCATTGGGTGCTCATTTAAAACTCTCCGTATAAAATGGCTCTATAACTTTAGTATCAGCTGCACTTCCTACTATCCAAAAAGCGGTCGTGTCATCAAATTTTAAATTATCAGTTTCTTTTAACCATCTCCACATTTTAGCTTCATATGTAGGATGAAAAGTTATATCTTCATACTTTTCATTTTTAAATTTATCAGAATAAGAAGCGTATTTATTATCGTGCAATGAATAATGGTTCCACTTGAAAGGTAAATTTTTATAATCTACCCCCATTATATCTAATCTTTCTGACATCCATTTCTTTTTATCTGGACCGATAGCAATAGTAAAAAGCTCTTTTAAATTGTGAGAGTTCCTACTTAAACCTAAAACAACGCTAGTTAAAGAATTACATGACCCTGCAGGCACTATCAGCTTTTCTACTTCTTTTGGCATATTTTTGGTTTGCCATGCTCCTACTTCATGAAATTTAAGCACATTGTCATTGTTGTGTCCGTCATGAGGAACAGTTATACCATACTCCACTACCAAAGATTCTGGCTGTGTCAAATCTGCTACTTTTCTTTGTATTATAGGATTATAAGGACCGGAAGCATATTCAAAAACTGCTCCAAACCCAGCAGCTATTTTAGGGTTGTCATGACTCAAAACAGTGTGCGGTTTACTGTAAACTATTTGACGATTTTTTAAACCGTAATGAGAACCCACAATCGCACTCATACTTAACTGAGGAGATTGTATAGAAGCACCTGTAACAATATGAGATTTGTTACCTTTAAATCTGTTAATATACCATATTAACTGTCTCATTTTAGATCCATTAGGACCCCCATAACCTAGAGGGGCAAAATAATCATCTCTTTTAAACCAAACACCAGATTTGTTTTCCCAAGGTGTTAGAGAAGCTAAATAGGATTCCCATTTTACAGCTTCTCTATCGACAGAAATTATGTCAAACACCGTATTCATTAGATAGTTTTCACATTTAACAAAGTGAAATACCTACCATTAATTTCAACTACTTCTTTAACTCCTCTTTTAGCTGCTCCATATAAAACCCTAGTTAATCGATCCACTTGAGCTCCGGTGACCCACTCAGGATGAGTTTTCCACATGTAATGAACATTAGGATAAATAGCCACAACTTCTTTTCTAAAATCCTCTTCTATTTCTTCTCCTTCAATGCTAGCATCTATAAACACTTCTAAAGATCTATCTAAGTTTAAAGAAGACCGCATTGCCACTCTAAGTGGTTTAGGAGATGAAGTTTGCACCAAGTCTCCATTTACATTTACTTTGATGCCGTGTGAAACTGACTCAACATCTTTTTTCATTTTAGAAACACTATGCTCAGATATCGCAAAATGCATTCTCTTTTTACATCTTTCTATAGCTGTCTTTTTGTCTCTAAATTTTTTAATAGGTTTATCAGTAGCAGACCCATAAGAGTTATAAGCGGAAACTAGCTTAGCCATACTCATTTGTGATAATTGAGCATCTAGCTCTTCTTCAAATTTTTTAACTGGAACAATGTTACTCATTTTATTTCTCCTTCTAATTTAGCCAAAGCTTCATAAGCTTGGTTACAATGTTTATATGAATTTTTATAATCAGGCCAAACTTTTTGTTCAACCATGTCGCAATAATGCGCTTCAGATCTAACTTCAAATTCTAAATCTTGACTACCTACCCATCCAAATAAAAGGATGAGTAGGCAAGATGCTACAAGCATTAAAAACAGTTTCATTATAGATCTCCTATTTCAGTATCAGATAAGAAACCAAATCTTTCTCCGCAAATAGGACCTATGCCCAATTTAACAGATATAGGATTAGTAAGCTCTCGATTACACATACAGCAGTACCCAGTCTGAACACCATACTCTTTCATGTAAGCTTTGGGGTCAGAAAGTAAAGACCCTATAATTTCAACCTGCTCAGGCTTGCACTGAGAGCTGCTGTAAAATTTACCATTGGTAACTTTACCCAAATACTCCCCACCCTGTTTCACGTAAAGAGAGCCAGGATTACGACTATTGTCACCTGCCATAGAAACAACTACGTCTCCGATAGTCACCCTAGGCCATTTTAACCCACTAGCTTTAGCCTTAGCGAAACCTTCGTGTAGCCTATTAGAAGACACATCTACAACTTTACATGATGAAGAAGTTAAATTTCTTTGCACAGCAGCGAGCTGTTTCTCAGTTAAAGAACCCCATTTAGTTAAAGAGTCCATAAGGCTGGCAGCGAAGCTGTTAGTTTCAGCGTTCTTCATTAGCCAATCACGCTCAGCTGGATGGTCCATTAACCACTGGTAATGTTTTTCCATTAATATTGTTTGATCAGTCATATGTTATCTCCAGTTATAAGTTATAAAATTTACTATAGCTTCATTGATTTAAAAAGTAAAGCTTTATTTTTACAATAATGAAACTACCCCATCAATTAACCAAATTAAAATGACAAAAGCATCAGTTAAGAGCATTTAACAACCTCATTTATAAAATATATGATCACCGATCGTTACTACATATTCATAAGTCCATTTAGGCTCTACATCTACGCTGTGGTAAAACATAGCGTTATCAGTTAGATTAATAGAAAGACCATAAGAGTAAAATATATCTTCCGCTACTCTAGTTGCTTTTCTCCATGCTCTTGCGTCAGTTGGTATATCTGATTTGCCATCGCAATACCAAGAAAACTGACATTGATCTCTCAAAGGAAGATTTGTTTTGTGCTTATGAGTTGGGCCTTCTCTAACAACTTCACACACTGTGTTAGGCCAACGATTGTCGTGCACCCTATTTAGAACTACTGATGCTACTGCTAATTGACCTGCTGTTGGTTGATCTCGAGCTTCAAAATAGATATTTTGAGCTAAGCATATTATTGATGTGCCCGCAGCAATCAATTCTAACCCTGTCATTTTTCATCTCCATGTTTAGAAAGTATTTCATGAATCCGGTCACTTATAACTGTGTGCGCTATACGTATTTCATCTAGAGAACATTTTTCACACATTTCTCTAACACTGTCCCAACTATCTGTTCCATTGGTGCCATATAAATATCTTTTTTCTCCCCGATTAGAAACGGCACTTCTAAGTTCTTTTACAGTTAATGTCTGTGAATTAGAAGACGGCTCAGTTAAAGGTGGAGGAACGTTACCGGGAAGACCAACAGTAACTTTATTTTCATTTAAAAATTTTAAAAGTCCTTTTTTGTCATAAGGGACTTCAACTTGGTCAAATGCATGTCCGTAAGAACGAGCATCATCTTGGTTACCAGCCCACTGGCCTAAATGATTTACATAGAGCTTCATTTTAAATCCAATCCGGTTGAGGTCTGTTAGTCCATTTAAGAATATGAGATTTGTCTTTTCTGTAATACTCCCTGTACGCTTCTATATAATTATCACACTTGAACTCATCTGGCATACATTGGGGAGGAGGTGTATGCATTTTATAATCTTCATGTGTTACAGGGCAGGGAAGATAATGAGCTTTGATACGTTCTAAAATTTCAGTAGATTTATGGTCTCTACCATATCTATATTTGTATTCTTTGCCAATTTGCAGGCCATGTTGAATTGCCCAATTCATATTATAAGAGTTTTTTCTCACCCAAACATTCATTGGATGATTTGGAAAAGCTTCTTTATAAATTGAGTTAAGGAATTCATCTGAGCAGTCAGTGATCCTTCCTTTTTCTAAATCAGTTAAATGCCACTTACGAAGTGCAGTGCTACACATTTGAGCAGTCTCTAAAACCATTTTAACTACATGCTTATCGCATAACTGCTCAGCAGATTTAAATGGTGATTCATCTATAAAAAATATATTCATGTCAATTTCTCCTAAGTTATAAGTTATAAATTATTCTTACCACCCCAAGCTTACTGAACGGGTCTCGCATACTTGATAATCATCAAGTGGTAACCCCGCAGCTTTCAAAGCGTCTAAACCGTCCTGCTTGGTTTTAAACTTTGTACTTTCACCCTGCTTAAAATGCTCTTTAAGCGTGGCATACATTGCTTTGCGCTCTTTTGCTGTGATCCGCACACCAGTTTCATAATTGCCCCCACGGTAGGAGCTAGGGCTGATGGTGTAGTACTTCTCAGAGTATCGAGGTGTGGTCATGTCAATTTCTCCTAAGTTATAAGTTATAAATTCTTCTCTATTATAGCATATTAAATGATAAAAGTAAAGCTTTATTTTTTAGGGAACATCTTTTTTATCAAAACATACAGCATTATTTACCTATAATTTCATTGGCTGTCGTACCTTGTGCGTTCTCATCTAATTCTTTTTTGATGTCAGCTTTCCTGTTTTTAATTTCTTGTTGTTTGAGTTTTTCCATTTCTGACATTGGTTTTTTGTGTGGCACGGAGTCTACGATTTTATCAAATTGATCTTGAATCCGGCGCATAAACTCTTCATCAGTAGACATATATTATTTATCCTTGTCTCTCATATTGTTGAATAGTTGAAATAATGTCTCAACTTTTTTAGTTAAATGTTCTACATCAACTTTTGTTTTTATAATAGCATACACCATGCCTCCTAAAATTGCGAAAGCAGCAATAGCTGTATTAAGAAGGTCTAGCGCGTCAATGCCTTCCATATTTAACCTTTTAGAATTGTTTGGGCGTTTCTCTTGGCTCTGTTAGGAACTTGATCAGCGTAATTACTATCTAATAGCTCGTCGTGCGCATTTAACCATTGTTCTTCTTCCATTGCTGCTAAAAATTTAACAAATTTTTTCAATTTTGGCATTCCTAAATTAAAAACTAAATCACACATTATCAATTGTCTTTTTTCTGACAAATTGCTCCACCAAGGAAATGAATCGTTCAATTCTATCATGACTATAGAAATATCGGTTTTCAAAAGAAACTCTGCTTCCTCCATCGTTATTCCTCGTTCGTCTAAACAACGACCGATTCCAATAGTCAATTTGTTTAGAGTGTCTTTATAGGGCATTAATTCACACCCTTCTTCATATTTTAACTTTTCTGTTAATTTTTCAACGAATGTCATTTACGTCTCCCGAAAAACTTAGTCACTCCCCTATAGCCGAAACTTGCTGCAACGATGACACCTAAAGAATATTGATACCATTCCGGCATCAAAGATAATTGATTGAAGCCGATTTGAACAACATCTTCACATCCAGGAATGAAACAAAGCACCAAAGGTATGCAAAAAATGATAGTTAGAAACTCGTCTTTCCAGGAATGGGCAGAAGCTTTTGCTTGTTCTATATCCCAATCTATTTCACCAGTAGCCTGTCTTTCTTTTATTATAGCTTCACTTTTTATTGTTACTATTTTAGCTTCTGTTTTAGCTTTTTTAGTAGCAACATGCCCCTCGAGCCAAGTTCCAGCCAGACTTGCTATTGGACCAAGGAGATTGCCTATCACTTCTTATTAGCCCATGTGCTGAAACCCATGTATGCTCCACACAAGCTAGCTAGTGCAAAGTACATAGAACTAATTAAGCCACTAAGGGCAGTAACTCGCTCATCACCAATGATAGGCGTGCACAAAACAACAGTCATGCAGACCATCAAACCAAAAGCACAAATAGCCATGTACCTCTGAGTTTCTTGTTTATCATGGGCGTCACTGGCTTGCAGCTCTTCAATGCTTACTTTTCCGTCTCCGTCAAAATCTTTAGCTGGGGTCATAATTTGTCCTCACTCAAATGCTGCAATTAAAAATGCTAAAACTAAAAACATAGTGCAAAATGCTATAGAAAGTTGAATCAACACTGGTTGTCTGCCTATCCAATCGTGCATAGCGTAATAAATTTTTTTCATATCATTACCTTTGTTGTATTTTAAATAATTTAGGATATTGCCTTTTAAATTGAATGTCCTCTTCAGTTAAACCTTCTTCACCTTCTGTAGAAACTTCTTCTGTGACAGTTTCAGTAGTTTCAGGAGAAATACTTTTACCTAAATTAGGATATTTGAGTTGAAATTCAGTAGGCTGTTGTGAAGTTTCTTCTTCAACTGAAACTTCTTCTGTTACATTTTCAGGAGCTGATGCGCCTTTTTCAGTAGAGGGTAAAACTTGCGCTGCTCCATATATGTTAGTCATTTCTCTATTGTCTAACATTTTTTGTTTTGGTGCTTTTTTAGAAGCATAATTTTTTAAAGCTTCTACTGTAGCAGCTACTTCTTTAGGGTCATTAGATATCAATTTTTTAGCTAAAGAAGCTTGAACTTCTTTTGACATCCCTCCTCTGGCTATGGCATTAGCCACTCTTTCTAAAAGAGTTCCGCTGGAAACTAATGTTTGTACTCCTGCCGAAACTCCTTTCATAAAATTAGAGCTGTCTGTTTCCTGTACTCCTTCTTTACCTGCTTGCATACTAGCTGTTTTAGAACCTCCTAAGATTTTACTTGTTCTTTGAAACAGCTGGGATTCTCTTAACAGAGCGTTTTTGTATAATTCATACCCTTCATTACCCATGGCTGGAAAAAGGATCTGTAACCTGTTTTTCATATCTGTAGATCCTATCAATTTCCTAGCAAAATTTTGATCAGTGTCAGGTTTAGTTATCATGTTTAACAAATTTCTGCTAGCTCCGATTGAATAAGCTTCTATTTCTGACTCACTCATATCTCCTAGTTTTTGTGCCAATTTTTCAGGGGGAATATTTTTAAAGTTTTCCAAACCTTCTTGTAAAGCTTCTACTGTTTCTAAATCACCTTTATATTGAGCTCTAGCAGCTTTATAATCAGGAACTATTTCATCAACTCTTTCTACAAATGCATTTTTTAATTCTTTAACCGCAGCAGCTTCGGCTCCTCCTAAAGCAGATTTACCATCGTAACCTGTACGGATTATATCATCTAATCCTCTTTTCATATAATCTAATGTTCTTACGTCAGGTAGCTCTCCAGCATTTATATCAGTTAGTGGTGGAAAAACTTCTTCTCCTCTAGCTTTTAAAGTGCTTCTTTCAATATCAGCTATAGCTTTAGCTCTTTTGTATGCAGCTTTCAAAACATCAGAATCTTCAATAAGTTCATTTATCACGTCATCATTAACTTGGCCAAAACTATACGCTTTATTATACGATTCTTTAGCATTACCTCTTAAATTGTTAATAAGCGTGTTTTCTTCCTCATAATAATTCTTTTTACCAAATGTTTCTTCAACTTTTTTAGCTAGTCTACCTCTGGTGTCATCTTTTATTTTTTGAAGACCTGTTTCTATAAGTTCTCCACTTTCATCTAAAATCCCTTGAGTGGCTACTACATTAGTTAAATTAGATGTTGGGGTGCTATAGTTGCCTATAAAGGCAGGTACACCCATAGATTCATCTAACTCAAATTGTCGCATGACATCTTCAGGAGTTCCACCTCTATTAGCCACCGCTTTATAAATTTTTTCTACTACTATGTCATTTACCACTTTACCTTCTTTAGCTAACCTATTTTTAATATACTCTAAACCTCCTTTAAACGCTCTTCCTGATAACGGTAAAGCTGCTCCTAGCCCCAAACCGAGACCTCCTCCTGTTACTGCTCCTATTAGCCGTTCTCCTTCATCAGCACTTCCAGCACCTGCTATCACTCCTGTTGTAAGACCTGTCCCCATACCTCTACCTAAAGGATTTCCTTTTATAAATTTAGGTATCATTTTACCGCCAACTCTTGCTACATTTGCCAAAGCACCTACCCCACTAGCTCCACCAGTAAATGGGGTTGCTAAAAGAGCACCGATTGTAGGTAGAAATCCTCCTACTATTTCTCCTGTCAATGCTGCTCCTGAATTTTCTTTAGCAAATTTACTATAATCTTTATCTATCTTAGCTAGAGCTTGATCATAAGTTATATCGTCATCTGTCATAGATCTAAATTTAGCTTCTAATTCATCTCCCCAGCCCATGGCTAAACCTTGACCTAAATAAGATCTTGCTATATTGCCCCAGTAATTGTCTTCAGCCATAAATTTTCTCCTACTTATGTTCTTTTACTATATTCACCTGAAGAAATTTCTTTAAATCTTTTCTGTTTCTTAGCTCTTAATTTGTATAATGCCATTGCTGCTTTACTAATTATATTTTTTCTAGAGGCTGCATCTTTGGTGTCTAAACCTTGAACTGCTAACAATGCTTCTCGTTCTCCTTCAGAAACTGCTCCTCCAAAAGTAGCTTTTAATTGTTTTAAAGCTGATTGAGTTAAAATGTTTCTTAATCTTTCAGTATCTTTATATTCTTGACTGTCCGAAGCAAAAACTCCCGCAGCTGCTTCTTTTCCCCATTCCCAAATAGTACCACCATAAGCTGTGTCTGTTAAACCTGCTGCTTCTTCTAACAAAGTCAGAGCTTGATCTAATTCAGTTATAGTGTCATCTAACTTAGATTTCATAGTTAATTCAGCATTAGTTAAAGACCCAGCTTTTATAACAGCTGCTTTTAATTCTAATTTTTTAGTTAGCTGTTCGTTTTCATAATACTCTTTAACAAAAGCATTATATTCAGTAGTGCCTCTTTTTAATCCCATATCTTTAGCAGTTTTAGCTGCTGCAGTTAAAGGTTTTTTACTATCATATTCTCTTGTGTTTGCTATTACTTCTAAATCATATTTTTTGTCTCTATTAAATTTCTCATGTTCGGCCATAAGATCTCTATAATAATTCCTAGTAGCTTTTATCTCATCTCTTTCTTCTTTAGCCAACCCTGCAGTGTTTTTCATTCTATTTTCTAATGCTGTTATTCCAAATTGAGCTGCTTGCATTTTTAATGCATCACCCTTAGCTCCTGCAGTTCGTTTTTCTTTTTCAATTTCAGCAAATTCTTCAGCAGCACTAGCCACACTACCCATTAAACTACCGTCGTCAGACTCATTTAATGCAGCTGCTAATCTAAACCATTTTTCTGATTCACTAGGACCTGCAGATTGCCCTGTAGCCATGTCTTCAATCATTTTTTGGAATGCTGCTGTATTTTGTCCTAGTTCAACCTGTTGGGCAGCGAGCTGTTTATCATAACTGGTAGTCATAGGTTTATCTAACATTTCTACAAGTTCTTCAAACTTAGTTTTGCCCTGATTAGCTACATCTACGGTTATTTCTTCTAAAGTAGGTACGTTAGTAACTTCTTCAACTGATTGAGGTGTTTCTATTAAAACTTGTACTCCGGCATCTTCTACTCCAGCCATGCCAGCATCTTCAGCGTGTGGCCCACCATGACGATAGTTTTTCACCGATCCACCTCTTTTGTACCAATCACGTCCTTCTTCCATTCCGTAATCGACATAATGTTCTTTAGCTATGTTAGCTAAAAACGCTGGCCTGTCTGGTCCTGGCAATACTCCAGCTGCATCAGCGACTCTCTTAGCATGAGCATATACGTCTGGATTTCTGCCCAAATAACTTGCCCAACTTGGTTGTGCGTTACTAGCTAATGCCATTGGGTCTATATTACGTGCGTCTTCTATTGTCAATATACTTTCGTCTGGCAATGGGTTGTTTAAATTAGCATTAATAATGTCTTGTTGTTGGACAAATT